TATATCCGATTTATATGATGAGGTAAAGAAAAACAACGGAATAGTTAATACCAAAGACAGGAAAAATGTAACTATCGGACACCTAAGACTATCATACAGAGGAAAGATAATGCATATAATCATCGCCGAAGATTTTATAAAAGACGTCTTTTTAGGGGTAAAAGTGTCCGAGATGAGTAAAGCTGGATGATTTGAGTATCAGATATAAAATTTAATATTTATATATTATTCACATTTATTTTTAATAGTTAATTATAACTATTCGTATCTTTGTACCATAAACATAAAAAGATATGGTAAAAGAAGATTTTAAAAATGAAAACGACCTCCTTCGTCATATTATGACGGTGGATAAAAACGTGGAGCAAGGTCGTGCCTTGAAAAAGATTTTCACCACTAGGGAGAATCTGTTTATTACCGGTAGAGCTGGTAGTGGTAAAAGTACGTTCATGAGACGTATCGTAAAGTTCTTGGGTAAGTGCGTTATCGTAGCCCCAACTGGAGTAGCGGCGTTGAATGCCGGTGGACAGACCATTCATTCGTTCTTCTCTATAAAGAACGATCCTTATATCCCTTCTATCGAGAGAGGTATGTTGTCTAATAAGGTAGATGTAAGTCCGTTTATGAAGAAGAAGATCAAGAATCTTGATACTATTGTCATTGACGAGATCAGTATGGTAAGACCTGATTTGCTTGATGAGGTGGCTGACATACTTAGACAATGCAGGCGTAGCAAGGAGCCTTTCGGTGGAGTTAGGTTGATTATGTTTGGAGATCTATCACAACTACCGCCTGTGGTGACGGCGGATGATTTTATCGACAAATATTATGAGAGCCGGTTCTTTTTCTCATCAAAGGCATTAAGAGCGTCAGGATTCTCGGTCATTACCTTCGAGAACGTATTCCGTCAAAAAGATCCTCAGCTTCTTTCCGTACTTGAGGATATAAGATGTGGGGTTATTACCGACGAGTCAAGACAGATATTGGATAGCAGGGTCAAGTATCCGGATAATATGGATAATACTATAATTATATGCTCAACTAACAAAGAAGCTTATGAGATAAATAAGACTAATCTTGATAAGATCAATAATAAGGTATTTAAGTTCGATGCCACTGTATTCGGGGAGAAGCCTGTAGCGCCTTGCGAGGATGAGCTTATAGTAAAGGTAGGGGCTAAGGTCATAATAACCAGAAACGGCAACGGGTATGTCAATGGCTCTATGGGTATCATAACCAGCATAGATACTGTTGATGAGACGATATATGTTCATCTAGATAACGATACTGAGGTGGAGATAACCAAAGAGAAGTGGGAGAAGATGAAGTACAAGCAGGTAGATGATTTCCTTGAAGGCATTTCTTGCGGCTATATAATACAATATCCATTGAGGTTAGGATACGCCATAACTGCCCACAAATCCCAGGGAATGACTTTAGATAATATATTCGTAGACATCAGCAGAGCCTTCGAGATAGGGCAGATATATACCGCTCTATCAAGATGTAGATCCATAGACGGTCTTTATCTAAAATCAGTTCCTAAGGAAGATATGGTACTGCTAAGCGATAAGATATCTGACTTCATGGATAAGGTAGATGAGAATGAGGGTGTTTTGAACCCAGAAAAGATATCTGATATCGGGAAGGATATGATCAAGAAACAACAGGATTTGTTTAATTTCGAGGAATACGGATTATAATGGCTAAGAAAGAACTTTTTTCAGACGTAGATGAGTTAGTATCATCTTTAAATAAAGAGCTTGGAGAAGGCTCGATAATGAACTTCGGCGATGATAAGCCTATAATATCCATACCAAGGGAAAGCACTGGTTCTCTGGTGGTGGACAAGGCCCTCGGCGGCGGATGGGCGGTAGGCCGGATCCATGAGCTGGTCGGGATGGAATCTTGTGGCAAGACCATGATGTGTACATTAAGTATGATCGAGTTCCAGAAAAAGCACCCCGATAAGCTGGTAGCTATAATAGACGTGGAGAATGCTTTCGATATTGAGTACGCTAGGAAAATGGGGTTGGATATAAACCGGTTCTTGATCTCCCAGCCAAGCTACGGGGAGTTGGCTATCGATATCACAGCCAAGCTGGTGGAGTCTGGAAGGGTAGGCTTCATTGTCGTGGATTCCGTAGCCAATCTGGTACCGAAGAAGGAGATCGAGGGTGATATGGAAGACAGCAACATGGGATTACAAGCCCGGTTGATGTCAAAAGCTATGAGAGTTCTTACCGGGATCGTAAACAAAAGCGACTGTGTTCTGGTATTCATCAATCAGTATCGGGAGAAGATCGGTGTTATATACGGCGATCCTAAGGTAACGACCGGAGGTAACGCTCTTAAGTTCTATGCCTCTATCCGTATGGAGATGGCGAGAAAGAAGGTTATATTAGGAGAGGACGGATCTTCAGTAGGTCATGAGGTTAGGATAAAGGTGCTGAAGAACAAGACAGCCGTTCCGTTCCAAATAGCAGAGACAGCCTTGTATTATGGCGTGGGGTTTGATAAGGAACTTGAACTTTTGAAGTTATGCGAGGAAACCGGTATCTTTATCCGTAAAGGATCATGGTACTGGTACGGGGATGTTCGTGTAGGGAACGGAGTCGATAATACGTTAAGTATCATGAGGGATAATCAAGAATTGTGTCAAGAATTAAGAACTAAATTGAATTTGTAATCATGGCAATAGGAGTAAAATTTGTAGATGTAATACCATCCAGTGTAGAGAACGCTGTCGAGGTTAAGAAAGGGGATGTGAAGAACTATCTGTTCGTAGGTATTCCCATGAGTGAGTTTATTGGAAAGAGATATGAGTATGAGGGATTCATATACATGTGCCTACAGGGTGTCACCGGTGGCACGGAACTTGGCGGCGATATAGCCATAGCCGTATTAAGACCAGTTCGGCCAGCGACAGGGCAGGCTTCTTATCATTTGGTGTCGTATACACCTCTTACGTATACGAGATCTGATGTAGCGATATTACTTAGAAATGGCGATTTTAAGGTTGTTAAACGAGACGATTGTAATCTTATCTAATATGGGAACATATATCTCGATAAAATCAACGGTAAACGCATTCAGGTACGGTATTGATCCTATACCTGAATGGTTCGATAAGATATCTAACAAGACTGATGAGGTTGATGTTATGGTTGAAGGGAATAAGGTAAAGGCATTGGATATAAGGCTAGAAAATGGCATTCTACGGGCTTTTTACGGTTATTATATAGGTATGTATCCGGATAACTCGATACAGGTGTTTAGACCTGAGGATTTTCATTCATTATATACCTTAAAAATATGAATATAGCGATAGGAATAGATCCGGGTATAGATACCGGAGGATTGTCCATGATCCCAGAAAATGGCGAGGTTAAGGTAATTATGACTCCAAGGATATCGGTTAAGGGGGATATAGATCTTAGGGCTATATCAAGCTTCTTCCTCGATGCCGCTGACAAGATCCAAGAAAAGGGAGGCGGGACGCTGGCGATCGCCGTCGAGGACGTCCATAGCATCCACAACAGCTCGGCCGCCAGCAACTTCACATTTGGCGGGAGACGCCGGGAACCGAACGCTCTATTTGCGATGATGGTGGAGATGATGGAACGATACGAATCGCATCCAGATGTCAGGTTCATGTTCGAGGAAGTCCAGCCAAAGACATGGCAGAAGGAGATTCACACTACCGCCGATCGGGTGTATTCAGCGGCTAAGTTAGACACGAAGGCTACATCCATCCGATGTGCTATCCGCCTTTTCCCTTTGGTGTCTTTCGTAAAACCATGGTCAGGGAAAGGAGTACAGCCAACTAAGATACAAGATGGAATGTGTGACGCTATACTTATAGCCGAATATATTAGACGTAAGTTTAAATTATTTTAATACTATTAAGTATTTATTATATTTGTATTAATATAATTATGATTACATTTGCAATGTCATGTAAAAGTTGTTTATTATAACCTCGGATAATATGTAAGATGTTGAAAAATATTTTACATATACCGGAAACGGTCAGGTTATTAGCCTAAGTGCTTAGAGCACTACGTTACCTTAGAATGTATAGTTACCCTAGGGTGTTTATCCAAGCCCAAGGCTCTAAGGCAAGTGGTTAAACAGGAGTAGCGTATTCGGCAAAACAGTGCTGCTTGTATGAAACCTTTGGTAACATTGGCGATGGGTACTAACAGGATTTTTATCCTGATTTATCCCATAATCGGGATTCATACTCCGGAATCATTTCCGGTTTCGGAGTATGATTTTTATAAAGCTTGTACATGAATTATGGATGATAAACAAATAAAATATGTTATATGGTATTGAAGTGCTTGTCGAAATCATTAAATGAGAAGTTGGGTAAACTGGAGACGGTGGTTAAGAACGCCGGTTCCAACTCCCTTTATAAGGATCTTAAGATAGATGTTGTCAATAATCTGGCTTATATCACTTCCGTAAATGCCAAGGTATGTGTTATAGAGCGATTGGAGGTCGAGGCTGACTCTAACTTCTCTTTCTTGGTAGAGGCAAGCTCTTTTATTAAGTTCATGAAAAAACAGAAGAATCGTGAGATTACGATACTGCTTTCGGATAGAAAAGATCAGATCACGATCCACTACGCTTCTGGTGAGTATAGTTGTCCGGCTTTTGATATCAATACATTCCCGCAGGTACATAAGATACTTGATGGAGGAATTAAGGTTAAGATGAGCGATTATGTTTCGGTTCTTAACAAAGCCAGCGATTATACGAAGGTAGATGACTTTTATCCATGCATCGAGAATGTGGTCATTGATATTGATGATATTAATATTAATATAGTAAGTACGGATAGAAATACTATTTACAGGTATTTTGTCCCTAATAAGGATAAGGTAGATAAGATGTTTATCCCGGTATCGAACGAATCCGCGATATTGCTTGATAAGCATATCGATAAGTCATCAGATATGTTGTCTATAAAAGTGGACGATACTAAGACTTATTTCTCTACGCCTGATATGGATATGTATGAGACCCATTTTGAGGGTAATTATCCAAATTGGAGGTTCGTGGACGAGCATTTTGTCAAAACAAGTACCTATGTCTTTGATAAGGATCTACTCGTCCATGCCCTCCA